CGAAGGAGGTGGTCTTTTCTCCCAATCCGGGTCCACAGACAGAGTTTCTGGCTGCTAGTGAACAAGAGGTATTATACGGAGGTGCTGCGGGTGGAGGAAAATCATTTGGTTTACTTGCTGATCCTATGCGGTACTTTGATAATCCTAATTTTAATGGTCTTATTCTAAGACGCTCAAACGATGAGCTGAGAGAATTGATTTTTAAATCACAGGAATTGTACTCAAAGGCATTTCCAGGAGCCAAATGGCAAGAGAAAAAGTCTCAATGGACCTTTAAATCTGGAGCCAAGCTTTGGTTAACATACCTTGAAAGAGACCAGGACGTACTTCGTTATCAGGGTCAGGCTTTTAGCTATATAGCCTTCGATGAGCTGACCCAGTACGCCACTCCCTTCGCATACAATTATATGCGTTCTCGCTTGAGAACTACGGATCCTACGCTGCCTATCTTTATTCGCGCCACAACTAACCCCGGTTCAGTCGGGCATAGCTGGGTTAAACGGATGTATGTGGACCCTGCCCCTGCCAATACAAAGTTTGTGGCAAAAGACTTAGATACAGGCAAAGACCTAGTCTATCCAGACGGACATGAGAAAGCTGGTGAGCCACTGTTCTACAGAAGGTTCATACCAGCCAGCCTTAAAGATAACCCCTACCTGATGGAGGGCGGTCAGTACGAGGCCAACCTACTATCCTTACCCGAAATGCAGAGGAGACAGCTTCTTGAAGGTGATTGGGCAGTTGCAGACGGTGCGGCGTTTTCTGAATTTAGACAGGCTGATCATGTCATTCAACCGTATGATATACCGCACAACTGGCGGCGTTTCAGGTCATGTGACTACGGATATAGCTCTTATAGTGCTGTTCACTGGTTTGCAATTGACCCGAACTATAGCACCTTAATTAATTACCGTGAGTTATATCTTACTAAGCATACAGGCCGAGACTTGGCTAAGGCAGTTATGGCTGCCGAAGAGGGCGAGAAAATAGACTACGGGATCTTAGACAGCAGCTGTTGGCACAACCGGGGCTTTACCGGGCCATCCATAGCTGAGGAGATGATATCCCAAGGCACCCGCTGGCGTCCTAGTGACCGTACCAACGGCGCAAGGGTTGCTGGAAAGAACCGTTTCCACGAAGTCCTCAAAGTTGATGAAGTTACTGGTTTACCCGGCATCCAGTTCTTCAATACGTGCCGTCAAATAATTGCAGATTTACCTGTAATACCAGCAGACCCGAAAGGCTCTGACGATATAGACCCTAGGTATGCATCAGACCACGCATACGACAGCGTTAGATATGCCGTTATGAGCCGCCCGAGAGCCTATTCTCCCTTTGATATGGGCCAAGGCGTCCCTCAACAAGTCTGGCGTCCGGCAGACACAATATTTGGATACTAAAAAATGGCTTTAATGGATAAACCTCTTCCTGATGATGTAACAGATACAAGTATTTCAGTTCCCTTGAATGAAGATGGGGATGTAGAAGCTGAAAACCTAGATTTTGCCGGGGCTGTTAGTTTTATACAAAGCCAATATAGCCGCTCGAAAGACGCCCGATTAGCCGATGAGACACGTTGGCTCGACTCTTATCGTAACTACCGAGGCCTATACTCTTCAGAGGTAATGTTTACGGATACGGAGAAGTCAAAAGCCTTTATTAAAGTAACTAAGACCAAAGTCCTGGCAGCTTATGCTCAAGTAGTAGATGTTCTATTTGCAGGTTCTAAGTTTCCGATTGGTATCGAGGCTCGACAGTTTCCAAGTAACGTAGCAGATGCTGTGTCTTTCGACCCAAATGAGTTAAGCCCAGAAAATGTTAAAGAGAAGACGGGAGTAGACTACACTCCTAAGTCTTCGATAGCCCGTCCAGACATTGCTAAAGACTTAGGGATCTTTAAAGACGATCTTAAAGAGGTCGAAGACCAGTTAGCGTTAGGTGTTGGGAAAACCCCGGAGTCCGTTACCTATGAGCCAGCCAAAAGAGCTGCTCAAAAAATGGAAAAGCTGATGCACGATCAGTTGGATGAGACTGATGCACCTAAACATCTTAGATCCGTTGCTTTTGAAACGTGTTTGTTTGGAACTGGGTGTTTTAAGGGTCCATTTGCCCAAGATAAAGAATACCCGCGCTGGGATGAAGAGGGAAACTACACTCCTATCTTTGAAACCGTCCCTAAGATGGAATATGTGTCTATTTGGGATTTTTATCCTGATCCAGACGCCCGGAATATGGAAGAAGCCGAATTTACGATACAAAGACATAGGCTAAACCGTACACAATTACGAAATTTAAAGAAAAGACCGCATTTCCGTGCGGAAAGCATAGAGTTATCCTTAGAATATGGTGCTGACTACCAAAGAGAGTACTGGGAGAACGCATTAGAGGACGATTCAATGTCTACGGGCATGGATAGGTACGAAGTTCTTGAATATTGGGGCATTTTAGACGCTGAATTAGCCGTAGAAGCCGATATAGACATACCTAAAGAGTTTAAAGATAAGGACGAAATACAGGTCAATATTTGGATTTGTAACGGCCAAATACTTCGTTTAGTGCTAAATCCGTTCACTCCAAGCCGTATTCCGTACCTTTCGGTCCCTTATGAGGTCAATCCATACTCATTTTTTGGTATTGGCGTTGCAGAGAATATGACTGACACACAGCTCCTAATGAACGGCTTTATGCGTATGGCTGTGGACAATGCTGCGTTAAGTGGAAACCTTATTTTTGAGGTGGACGAAACAAACTTGATACCTGGTCAGGATATGAGCATTTACCCCGGCAAGGTGTTTCGCCGCCAGAGTGGCGCACCTGGTCAAGCCATCTTCTCGACCTCTGCAAAAAACACCTCACAAGAAAACCTATATCTTTTCGACAAGGCTAGGCAGCTTGCTGATGAAGCTACTGGCATCCCCTCGTATACACACGGCTCTGGTGCTGTAGGCGGCGTTGGCCGAACGGCTTCAGGGATGTCGATGCTTATGGGTGCAGCGGCGCAGAACATTAAAGCGGTTGTCCGTAACATCGATGACTATTTGCTTGCTCCATTGGGACGATCTTTATTCCGATTTAATATGCAGTTTAATTTTGACAAAGAGTTTATCGGAGACCTAGACGTTAAGGCCCGTGGCACCGAAAGCTTAATGCGGAATGAAGTTCGAAGTCAGCGTTTGCTACAGTTCATGCAGATGACTGCCAATCCTTCGATGGCTCCTTTTGTTAAATACGATTACATCTTACGAGAGTTAGCTTCTTCTATGGATTTGGATGAAGATAAAATATTGAACGATCCTAGACAGGCTGCAATCCAACAAAAAATGATGGCGGAGATCCAGGCCTTAATGCCTGAGCAACCTCAGCAGCCGCCTGAAGGTGGCCCACCGGGCGCTGAAGACCCTACTGGCAACGGTGGCGGTAACATAGCCCTGGAGCAGCTCCTGAGCCAGACGCACAAGGATTTACTGGTGGCGGCGGCGGAGCCAACGGCGGTAATGCACCTCAACCTCAGCAACCACCCCAAGGCCCAGTTCAGTAATGGATAAACAATTTTTCCGGGCGTTACTGTTACTCGTAAACACTAAGACGCAGTACTCCTTACTTAAAGAGTACGCTGCTAAAAGAATAGATCTTCTACAAGCTCAACTAAGCACAGAATTAGATATGGACAGGGTCAAGAGAATGCAGGGTTCGATTGCAGAACTCCGTAGGATCGAAACTCTGCGTGATGAAGTAATTAAAGGGGCCGAGTAATGGGTAAGTTTAGAGATCTAATACGCTCCATAAGTTTTGATTCCGATGATGAGGATACCAACCTAGAAGGCGCTCAAAAAGGAATGGGCTATGGCGAACTTCTTTTTGATAACATTGTAGGAATTGATAATGGTCGAGAAAGTTTTGGTGAACAACTAGGACAACGAATTGCTGATGATTCAGTAGGGTTTGCAAAAGAAGTCGGAACAGGGATGTACGAAGGTGTTAAAGACTTTGTCAAAGCACCTGTGCAAACTACTAAAGACGTAGTTGGCGGAATTTATAACAGTACAAAAGATTTATTCACAAAAGATTTAGATGAACGCCTAATGGAAATGTTTGGCGTCACTATGGAAGAGGCTTCGTCTGAACAAGT